GCATTACTGTGTGCGTAGTATGCCTTACCTGTCTCATGGACGTGAGCAAATGCACCATGATAATCGGTTGCACTTGGTAGATCTGCATACGTTGCATAGAGGAAAGGTAGAATGTTAGTAGTTGCAGAACCAACGATTCTTCCTTTGAGTAGGAAGTTTCCTAGTACAACTAACTTCTCTTCTGCATTTGTCGTTCCGATACCTACGTTCGATGCCGTAACGATACCAGTTGGATTGGATCTCCAGATCGCATCGGTTGATGGTAGGTTATACAGTCCAGATGCATCACCAGCAAATTTAGATGCAGTAATAACACCTACAGTTTCATAGTTGCCGTGAATGTCTTCGGCTAGAAGTCTTCTCCACCCCTGATATCCACCGTTGGTTGTTCCGAAAGATACGTATGGTGACTTAGTGTTATTTGCATAAGCAAACATACCTCTCCACTGTACTGCCTGGGGTAGGTCAGCAACAGAGTCGAAGTCAAAACGCATCTTACTGCCTTGACCAGGAACTGTAACAATACCAGTGATAGAGTTGATGTTCTCGATGGTAATAGATGGATTACCAGTCAGGTTCTGTGCGACTGTGGCAACTCCTGCGACAGATGCATAACCAGCAGTGGTAGATACTCCAGCAGTTACTGCGTAAGTAGAGACACCTGCCAGTTTTGCGTACTCAGCAACACCTGCATTAGTTGCGACACCAGATGCACCTGCATAGGTTACGATTCCTGCGGTTGTTGCAAACGTTGCGATACCTGCCAGAGGTGCATAGGTTGCAACTCCTGCATTGGTTGCGTTGTCAGCTAATGTTGCGATGCCAGCAACTGCTGCATAGGTTGCGAATCCTGCAACAGTTGCATACGAAACGTAATCTGCAACATTAATATCTACACTACCTTGGAAAACGTTACTGACGTTTAGTCTGTCTCCGAAGTTTAGAGTTTCAGCTACACCTCTTTGTACTCCGTTATCTTTTAGGATAACGCCTGATCCCGTTGCAGTAACGCCAGTAAGTCCAGATCCATCACCAACGAATGTACCCGTTGTGATACCTTGTAGTAATGAGTTGCCGACTACATGTAGTTGAGATGTGGGCAACTCGGTTCCAATACCTACATACTTACTTGTACTAATTCCGTATGTACTTGCTTTCGACCATGTACCGCCAGCACCTGCTCCTGGAGACAGGTTATTTCCATCACCAAAAGCATCATAAATTTCTTGGAAGTTGGCGTTTACTTTTACAGCACCTGATGCGAGGGAATCTCCCAGACCATCATTCGGCGTAAATCCAGTGAAAATTCCCTGTCTAGCCATTTAAGTTCTTATGATAAGGTCCCTTTGTTCTATTTATTGATCTAATAAATACGTATGTAGGAGTATGATTTTAACATGAACCACAATATAGGAAAAGGTTTATCCGAAGCATACAAGAGTCTCTATTCCACAGTAGAAAACGCTGATGGTGAATCTTTTGTGGAGGTTCAAGACTTTGTTATTGAAAAGGGGATGTCATCTGATGAAATGTCATCTGTACTGAAGGGACATAAGTACTCCAAGAAACAACTCCTTGACATGAGTAAGAAGTCTACCAAAGAAGGTAGACATGGTGAGGCTTCTGCTTTCTATAAAGAGTTTTCGAAAGAAGAAAAGACCTGTGCTCATAACATCGAGGGTGAAGAATGTCCCCTCCATGGAAAGAAGAAGTGTCCTTCTGAGGTCAAGGAAGCTGCAGTAAGTAAAGCGCAGCAGAGATTCATGGGTATGGTCTACGCCACAAAGAAGGGAAAGGCTGCACCATCACCTGAGGTTGCAGCGGCTGCTGCATCCATGACTAAGAAGGATGCCAAGAAGTTCGCTGGTACAAAACACGACAAGTTGCCAGAGAAGAAAGGTAGATATAGAGAACAGTATGAAGTTTACAAACAAGAACTTCTAGAACATCACCTAGAGAAGTATGAGTCCTGGATTGAATCTTTACATGAGCAGGGATATGATATTTCTAAGTGGGAAAAGGAAGAGTTAGTAGATACTTATATTAAAGAAAATAACCTGTGGTCTTCTGAACAGACTATTAAAGAAGCTCTTAAAGAAGGTAAAGGTAGTCCAGAAGCACTTGCTTCTTTAGGTAAAGTCAAGAAACGTCAGGAAGTTCTCGATGCACATGAGAAGAAGACTGGCAAAAAACTTGACATCACCAAGACTCCCGAGCATAAATCACACAAGAAAAACTTCCCTGGTGCTAAGCGCACTGGTAAAAAAGTGAAGGGCGCTAAGGAGACTCCTTCTGAAACACATAACAGAAGAGTCAATAAAACCGTTGATCGTATTGTCAAGCGTGGTTACACTTCTAAAGAAAAGAAAGACAATGCTGCGATGGCAAAGCACGCATCGAGGTTCGATTGATGGCTAAGTGTAAACCTGGAAGTTACTGGTGCCATACTGATGAGGTGTGCAAGAAGATCCCTGCAGGGTTTATGATTGACCGTGCAGGAATGCTTCGCAAAGAAAACGGACACACTCAGGAATCCGAAGTTTCTGAAGCTAAGGACCATGAAGTTGCAATGGCACAGTCTCAATTAGACAGTGCTGCAAAGAATATTAAGTCTCTTAAGAAAAAATTAGGTAAGAAAGAGAAAGATATTCCTGCATGGATGCAGGCAAAGATCACTGACACTGCACATAATATGGATGCTGCGTCGGGATATGATGTCAAGGAGATGTATTCTTCTGACAGAGAACGGGCCCGCAGGTATGCAGAGTACGACGCTGAAAAGAAAACCCAGTATAAAAGAAACATGCGAATGAAGCATGGTAAAAACTGGAAAAAATTTACAAAGGACGCGAAGGACGCTAAAGATAGACTAAGACCAGGAGAAGTCAAAACCTTTAATAAGAAGACTGGAAAGTGGGAATCCAATAAGGATTGACACGAGTATCAAATCTCGGTAAACTAACTCTGCCAGGGTTCAAGGGACGCTCATATATAACTTAGTGTATTATTGAGTTACATTGGATGACGACACTAAGAGAGCGAATGAGAGCGCGGGGGGAACTCCTCCTGAAACATGCTCCTATACTAACCCTTGGATGTACAATGGTAAGTGCTTTGAGTCTGACGATATTGGCGAGTGCTACGGCTTTGTCTACTGCATTACGAATCTCAGAAATGGGAAGAAGTACATCGGTAGAAAATACTTCTGGCAGTTTCGAAAGCCTAGAAATAAAAATCGGAGAGTTAAGTCTGAAAGCGACTGGAAGAACTACTATGGAAGTTCTGACAATCTTAAAGAAGACATCGCTGCCATTGGCAGGGAGAACTTTAGAAGGGAGATTCTCTCCGTCCACACCACTAAAGGATTTGTAAACTATGAAGAGACCCGTCAGCTTTTCATGAACAACGTCCTCACTGAGGCGCTTGACAACGGGGAACCTGCTTACTATAATAACAACGTTCTCAGTCGTTACTTCAGGAAGGATTACTTCAATGGAACACTACATGACTCATGAAGATATGGTTAGGGACTCTTTGGTTGATCGCTTGCATGAATTGGTCAATGATGGTAGGATCGCAGATGCGGTAGCCATGTATGAAGAATACCGTAGTGTTTTCAATGAAACCGATACACATTTGAGCCGTAGGAGGAGTTAAATTCCTGTAACGGATGTTGAGTTCAATTAATTAAATGTTCAAAACTTTTCTGCCACTTGCGTTGGCGACTACTGCCACTGCTGCTTGTGCTTACCCAAGTATCAGTGAAATCAAAAATCCACCTGCTCTCACTGTAGAACCTGTGGTTGGTTTGGTTGATGCCAAGAAAGTGGTTGAAATCAAAGTAGAAAATAAGACTTGGAAGTGTCCTGGATGTAATTACAATGAAAAATACGTCCTTGAAAAACTCCAAGAGAAAACCAAAATCTCAGATCGCAATGCCCTTGCAACGATCATGGGTAACATTAAGTCAGAGAGCAACTTCACTCCCAATATTTGTGAGGGAGGTGCTAGAGTTCCTTACAATCGTTGCCTTCGCGGTGGTTACGGGCTCATTCAGTGGACCTCTACGAACCGTTATCTGGGGTTAGGTAGATTCGCTA